TAATGACACTCCTGTCCGTACATTCTTAACTGTTCATTAATTAAGTCTTGTACTAAACCTTGTTCTGACTCAGAACCTTGTAGGAAAAAAGGATTTAACATTATCCAATCATATCTAATGGAGGCATTTCGTAATCAGTCGCCATCTTAGCTCTGATTTCATCTAACTCTCTGACACCATCATCATAGATTTGACGACCATTCAATTGAATACCGCCAGGCAATTGAACTCCTTGAAATTTAATTAAATTTTGACCCCATTGTTTTTTACACAAAGCAGTGAAATACCTTTTCAAGAATGGATCATTATAGACTCTGGTGAAATCATCTGGGTCTAAGATTCTAAAACAATCAATCACAAAGAAGTCATTCACATTTAAAACATCAAAATCAGTGTCAATATATAATCTATCTTGACGAATATTAAATCGATATCTCATATTTGGATTTAATAAGAAACTGATGTCTTCAAGATATGTTTGAACCATTGAATATTGTAAAAGATCAACTGATCCAAATGCATATAGATCATTTAAGAATAACTGATATCGAATGTTAAATAACCCATCATAAACTGTGTCAGATCTAATTTTAAATATCTGATTTACTCCGATTACAGATGGTGGCATCTGTATGTAATTTGAATTTTCTTCAAGATCAAAAGTTGTTGATAATCCAACTGTTGATGTTGCAGTGGTAGTTGTAATACCTAATGTTGTATCTCCTCCTCTCGCTTGACCTCGATCAATATCGTCTTGTGTAATTTTATATTTTAAATACATTCTCATAATGCCATCATAGTGTCTCTCTTGATACACTTGAACAGCATCATCTAACAGATCAGAAAATTGTTCATCCGCAACGTTAATTTCTAAGACAGGAAACCCAAGCTGTCTCTTTGCGTAATCTATTAAACCTTGTCTTGAACTTGGTTGAGCCATTATTCACCCCTATGTTGAAATACCTGA